CTATTTAGAACTCACCAAATGGATTCTTTTCACTGAAGTCTATAATTTTATCAGCTTCTTCTTGAATCTCTTCATTAGATGCAAAAGGAACATTATCGAAATTATCTTCGATTGAGGAAATTCTATAACTGACACCTGCACCGACAACCGCTTCGCCAATTGCAAAGTTTCCATTTGGAATAGCAACTGTAAGAATACGATTGAGTGAATCCCAGGATTGTACGTATGCACTAGTTCCCGTAGAAACACCCCTGATAACGCTGTTGATTTCGTAGTCACCAAAGAATGCAGTTTCTACTTTCTCTATAGTTACATCTGGAGTGAAGGTATATCCAACACCAGCATTACTGTATCTAATTTGAGTTACTGTTCCTGCAGTGCTTACAACTGCTTCTGCTTGTGCATTCTCGATCGATCTTGCAGTATTTGAAGACTGTGCAATAAAGATAGAAGTGATTCCCACTGTTGGGGTAAAGTTGTATCCAAAACCACCAGTAGAAATTGATACTGTTACTAGGCCTCTTCCACCGAGAACACAAGTAGCAATAGCACCAGCAATCGATCCACCTCCAGTGAAGGTGACAGTAGGTGGAGTTGTATATCCAGTACCAGGATTGATCAAAAGAATTCTATCAATTGCCTGATTCTGCAAACCGCCTCTACTGGTCATGATTGCGACAGCAGTTGCCTGATCTCCCAGTCTTGGTTCTTCAATAGTCATCAATGGATCACTAATGTATCCACTACCACCATAAACAATAGATAAAGATTCCACTTCTCTTGCTGCATTGAGATTGGCAACAACAACTGGATACTCATTGTTTAGGTTATTGACACGTTGTGCAGACGTGCTCATTTGTGGATCAATTTCCTGTTCTGTCTCACTTGTGGGAACTAAGGCACTACTAGTCGTTCTAAATGCAGAGTCTCCTGTGACGTTGATAGTTAAGTGATCTAGGTATCCCTCAAATCCTCTAGTGATAGTATTTAATTTTCCTGCACCATTAGTATCTGCACCAATGTGGAGTCTAGCTCCAGCAAAGAACATAATGGGGTCTGCGTTTGGATAATCAGATCCAGTGTTTCCATTAACGGAAAGAGTCGCATCATTACCAACTTGTTCTACTCGGATAAAGTTCCAAGCATTTAAAGTTAGTGGATTTGTATTTTCAACACTAGTAGTACCAGAAGCATATACGACAGTACCTGATGTTCTATGATATATTTTGATTCTATTCGACCAAAGAAGAACACCACCAAAGTTTGGATCTGGATCTAACTTAGTTGGGTAGAACCAAAAACTAATTACGGTTCTACCATCTGCAGTTGTTCTTGTATCTAAGTTTACTGGGAAATCAAAATTAGCATCCCTAGTATCACTATAAATTTGATGATGTAGAGAGTTATTTCCAAATTTAATTTGAGAAGAAATAGCTCTATTGGGAGGCGTGAACGTCACACTTGGAATTGTGATGTGATTCGTTCCTTTATATGTTATACTTACTTCTTGGACTGAATCGTAGTAAGCAGTTGCAATACCAGTTGCTTGATTGCCTCTAGTTGGTTTTGAAATGTATACTTCTGGCGTGGAAATATAATTACCTTCATTAAACAGTCTTACATACTGTACCGACTTAGTTCCAATAATTGTAGATGCCAAAGAAACTGAAGCAAGAGCATTCGATGTATTGTCTTCGACCATCTGTATCTTGAGAAGTTGTCCACCAAGACCAATAGGTTCCAAAACATCTTCTCCATTGACACCATGCTCTGTGTCTGGAATAGCGATAACCTCATCTTCATATTCAAAGATCTCACACTTAAGTTCATACATGTAGAGATCGTTCAGTTGGTAGAAAGGAACTTTTGTCTCTACAAACTTAATTTCAAATAGAGCATTATCAAGAGGGAGATAAATTAAGTCTCCTTCTTGTGGTCTCGTAGTTACTTTAATTTCCCCTTCTGGAAATAACTTCAAGAAAGGAGTAATAAAATCATCATACCTTTCCTTGGAAATTACTAGAGTCAACTCATCTTGCGATCTAACTCCAAACTTAGAAAGAATTTCGGAGGGGGATCCAAAACCCTCATAGTTGGATAGGTATGCTTCCAATCTAAAACTATCATCAAATCTAGAAGCAGTAATCTCTTTAATTACTGAGTTTGTATTGACAATCTTTCTAGGTAGATACAAAACATCCTGACCGAACATCTTCAGATGCTCGTTTACCAAGTCCTGAACAAGTCTTTGTTCGCTTGGTGACCCGTGTAGGAAAAATGGATTTAAAGGCATTATCCTATAAAATCTAGAGGTGGCATTGCGAACTCGGACATCAACTTCTGTTCAAGTTCTTCTAGTTCTCTAACAGCATCATCATATAACTGTCTTCCATTCATCTCCAATCCACCAGGAAGTTTAACTCCTTGGAATTTAATGAGGTTTTGTCCCCATTGTCTTTTGATTAGAGAAGTAACGTATCTCTTTAACCAAGAGTCGTTGTATACCGCCGTAGAACTATTGGGATCTACAACCCTATAACAATCAATTACTAAGTAATGATTGTCTGTTAGACTCTGTAGATCGATATCTAAATATAAACGATTGTTCTTTTTGTTAAATCTAATCTGAGCATCTGGATTGATAATAAAGTCCAGAGTTTCTAAGTAAGATTTAACCATACTATAGTTCAAGAGATCTATAGCACCATAGTAATATAGGTCATTAAGGAACAGTTGATATTTAATATTGAATAGACCGTCAGAAACCGATGACGAATCTACTTTAAATATCTTGTTAACACCAATAACACTATCTGGAAGAGGTAAGTAATTAGCACCTTCCTCATATTCCATCATAGTGACGCCACCATGAGAACTCGTTCCAGTGGTTGTGGAAGCAATGCCTACAATGGTAGTCTTTTCTGCCTCAGTAAGTTTATGCTTTAAAAAGACTCTATCTATTCCCTCACCATGTCTTTCATGGTAGAATTGGATGGCATCATCGATAAGATCTTCGATCTGATCATCATCGACGTTAATTTCCAATACTGGTTTTCCGAGTCTTCGTAAACAATATTCCTTCAACTCGTCTCTACTAGAGGGCTTTGCCATTCCCAAACTCTATAGGTTTCTCCAAAGTATTTATGATCGCATGAAAAAGTATTTTATTGATGAAAGAGAGGTCTTCGCTCTAAACGAAGGTCTTGAGGCAAGAGTAGAACTTATGGGGTGGGAAAAGATTCCCATTGTTTATATTGATAACTTTTACAAAAACCCAAAGTTGGTAAGAGATCTTGCTCTGCGTTGTCCACCAACTTTACACAATAAAAGGATCCTTGCTGGATGTCCAGCGAGGGTTGAGTTGGCAGTAGATATTGATCATTTCATCCCAGTCTTTGAAGAGATTGTTACTGAAGTATATGGATTAGAACCTAAGAAACTTAGAGCATTTAGAAGATCATGTATGGACAATCCATTCATTGTTAATGTGACTAAGGATCTAGACCCACGACCTCATATTGATAATACAATAGGCGCTGTTGGTGGATTTGCTGCTCTAATTAATCTCAATACCCCAAAAGAATGCAAGGGTGGTACTGCATTCTATACGTATAAGGGTATGCAAGTAAATCCAGAACAAGATGGCATATCAATACCAGAATGTCCACCTTTTCCAGATACTTCTGGTCCATGGGAATTAATTCATTTGGCTGAGATGAAATACAACAGACTAATTTTTTATCCAGATCAAGTTCTACATGGAGCTTATATTAAAGAGGGAATGTTTGATGAGAACACTTGGCGATTAGTGCAAATGTATTTTATGACAGTAAGTAGGTTTCTATGATAATTTTAACAGGACATAGTGGTTTTATTGGATCTCACTTTCTTCGTGCCATAGAAGAAATGAGAGAACCAGTCATTTGCCTTGGAATGGATGACTGTTGGAAGTTCATGAGATCTTTTACTGACTGGAAAAAAATTACGCAGATAATTCATCAAGGAGCAATGTCATCCACTACGGAAAAGAACTGGATGCAAATATCTCATTACAATCAAACATTCACCGCACACTTGTTTGATAAAGCAATCGAATATCAAATTCCCGTTAAATATGCTTCTTCGGCTTCAGTATATGGGAACCAGACCAAAGATTTGAAAATCATAAATCCACTAAACCAATATGCAATATCTAAGTTAATTATTGATTACTATGTCTTAGATCATATCGATAAGTTCAGACATATTCAGGGATTCAGATATTTCAACGTTTATGGATCTGGAGAAGACCACAAGGGAGATCAAGCAAGTCCAGTTTCTAAGTTCACTAAACAAATCAAACAAACAGGTAAACTCCAACTATTTGAAGGATCTGACAAGTTCTATAGGGATTTTGTATGTGTTGATGATGTCGTAAACGTTGTAATGAATAACGATGCTCCTAGTGGAATCTATGACATCGGAACTGGGAATCCAATATCTTTCCAG